AACAACATGCAAAATGCCTGATTGGGCGTAAGGAGATAATCAATGTGGTATCAAAACTATTTCGTCCAGGCATCAATAATAATATTCACAATAGTTATAATTGTAAAAAGTATCACTATTGACAGGTGGGTGAGTTTCTATAAATACCTTCAAAATCTTCTTGATGAAATTGACAAGGATGATAATGAAAAATATCAGAAAAATCTTAAAAAACGAAGAGATAAAATGGAAGGAGATAAATAACCATGGCATCTAAAAAACCATTGGAGTTAGATTTTACAAATTTAAAAAGTTATCCAGATGCAGAAACGGAGGCCATAATAAAATTATCATTAACAAAGAAAGAGCTTTCAGACGCTATATCAAAAGGTGAAATACATATTATAACGTTCCTATCAGATGTAAATATAATTAAGATTAAAAACCATTTACGGGGGTAACCATGGCATCAATAGGACCGTTTGAACCGGATAGTATTATAGATATTTGTAAAAAGAATATTGAAGATACTACAAAAATGCACCAAGATGAAGATAAAATAACCCAAGACAAAACATTTAACGCCGTACAGTCATGCATAAGAGGAAACGCTATTCGACACATAAATAGAATTAAAATTCACGCCGAAAAAGCAAAAGAACTAAACCTTAAAATATTCCTTAACGAAACAGAGTTCAAAAGAATTGAAAAATATTTAAAATTAGGAGAATAAAAAATGGCATCAGCACAAATTAGAGCAGATATCGTTATTACTGCTTGTGAAAAATATATCAGTGAAACAGAGCATGATATAAAAACAGACAAACAATATTGCAAGGATAATAATTTGCAAAAAAGAGAATTTATGTCTTTTTTCGGTAAAACACAACTGGACACTGTGTCAAAAATCAAAAAACTAGCTGAGTATGTACTAAAAGGTGCGCCAGAAGCAATCATTTTTGATCCGTCTCCATATGTAATATCAATAACCCATAATGACTATGAACTGTTAGGGGAATTCTTATGAGCAGAGAAGAGTTAAGAGAAAGTTTTGAATCATGGATGATGTCTGACACAAAATTACCTGACTTATTAGAGAGAACTAGTGGCGCTCCTGGAATTTTAAGAGATTATGCAAATCAAGAAACAGAGATACAATGGAGAGCATGTGTTGAATTCGCAGGAAAACAGCTTCCGAATAAAAAAACGGAAGATTGGATTAAAGATCTGGAAGAAAACTGCGACACTGCAATGTTTAGAGATTTAGATATAAAACTCCACAGAGAGTCATGCCCTGAAATAATCTATCGGGAAGGTTCCCCTCATATTTATGTAAAAGGAGATTTAACACTTCAGAAAATGAAAGCCTTGGTAAATTGGATGGAGAAACACAACGATGAATAAGATAAAGAATTTATCACCATATCTATACTTATCAGTAAGCCTATACCTTCTTTATCAAATACTTTCATTCTCAGGTGATATCGTAGACCTGATTAGTAAAATAATATGGTATGTGATATCCTGCACGCTGCTATCTCTTTATTTTGAAAATAAAAGTCTGGATCAAAAGATATTCAATTTAAGAAATAAAGAGAGTTACCTTAAAAATGAAATAATGAACGGGATCACTGAGCAGATAGGTATTGATTGTTTTATAACTCAGTTGATGGAGGAGGGGAAAACATAATCATGGAAATAAAAACAAGCGTTACAAAAAATGGTTTTGCCAAAGGCAGGACATGCAAAATATGCAGGTTACAAAGAACTAAACCAATTGCCTTTGATAAGATAACCGAAAAATTGTTGTCTGGCAGTGGAATATCAATGGCAAAGTTTGTTAAAAATATTGTAGAAGAATTTGGTATTGATATTATTCCAATGAATGTTTCAAGGCACAAAAAGCATATGTTTAATTCAGATTTTGTCAAAGCATCTTTATTAGATAAGAACCAAAAAATATTTTTAAACAGGCATAATAGAGTTAAGGAAAATGCCAGTGGGGTAGTCTATTTTATAAAAGTTGGTAAATATCATAAAATTGGCTCAAGCTTAGACTTCGAACAAAGAATGAAGATATATAAAACACATAACCCAGAGGATATCGTAGTTGTTTACGTTAAGGAGTTAAAAAATTACCGGTATCATGAAAAAGTAATTCATGATAATATTTCTCACAAAAAAGTAAGAGGGGAATGGTTTAATCTTAATAATGGAGATATTGGGGATGTTATTAACTATCTAAGCAATTATTAACAATTTCTGTTTGAATATGCATTTTGCCTCATATAAAATCAATTACGTAATCAATCAACCACAATAGGCATAAGAAAAAGCCTAAATTAAACAATAACAATTACGTAATTGATATGGCAGGAAGACCGTGTAAAGTATGTGAATTAAAAAAGACACATTCAGAAGCATACAAGTTAATTAGTACAGAAATAAAGAAGGAAAAAGGAAAGGCGAAGATCAAACAATTGTTGTTCATCCTTAAAGAACGATTCAATCTAAAAGTCAATGGTGTTAATATACACCGCCACAAAGAACACCTCGCTAAAAACTCAGGGAAAGTAGTAAAAACGAAGAAAAAACAACCCGCCGAAATGGAAGTATATTCTCCTGAAGGGGAACTGCTATACACCAACATACAAGAAATAATCGATGATTTAACAGATAGCGAAGGTGCCTTCTGTGAGTTTTTTGTTAATACTCATAATCACAATGGAACTTCATCATATATGCAAGCATTTCAGACAGATGTGTATAGTACAGCAGCAGTGAATGCCAGTAAATTACTAAAAAAGACTAATATACAGCTTTATATATCACACCTGATCAATGAACGATCCAGAAATTTAAAGGTATCATCCTCTTTTGTCCTCACTGGATTGATGGAAAATTATTCAAGATGCATGCAATCTGAGCCTGTTATTGGGAAGGATGGCGAACCTATCGGGATATATAAGCACGATTCCAATGCAGCTAATAAGGCACTTGAACTAATTGGGAAAAGCATTCAAATGTGGGAAAAGAAGCCAGACCCAACCAATCAAAAGCTATTCCAAGAGATTATGGAGAAACTTCTTATCAACAAGATAAATCCAATAACAGCAGGAATTGAACTTGAGAAAAATAATATTGGACTTCCCGAAGTTGTTAAAATAGCCATGCGTAAAGTTGACCCTAGCGTTCTTGATAAACCAGATATGACAGATTCGGATGATATGAAAGAGTATACTGATGAAGAACTCGAACAGGTTTTATCTGGAGATGTGAATTGATATCTAAATCACAGGCAAGACAAGAATTAAGAATCAGAAAAGCCAAAAGAGAATTATCCAGGCGAAGCGTTTTCCACTTCCTAAAATATACCTTCCGGCATTACAAATATGAGAACTGGCACCATAAAGTAGTTTCCGATTTTTACAAATCACTTATTGAAAGAAAAATCACAAGAGGAATTATCGAATTACCTCCAAGACACAGCAAGACAGAGGGTTGCGAGAGGGCAATGGCTTGGGCATATGGTAAAATGCACAAAGATAAAGACGGGAATATCATCAGAAAAGGATGTGATGAGAAAATAATCCACTGTTCTGCAACAATGCCAAGGGCAAGGAAAACGTCTGTAAATGTGAAAAGGATAGTAAAGGATAATTTGTTTACCGAGGTGTTCCCTAAATTCTTAAGAGAAGGTGTCAGCCGTACCAGGACTTTAAAAGGTGTCAAAGATATAAAAGAAGATCAGAATACTTTCTGGGAACTGGGAAGCGGTACCCGGGGCAGTTTTTTAGCAGCAGGTGTTCAAGGTAGTATTACAGGTGAGGGGTTTACAATTGGAAATATCGATGATCCTACCGGTGGCGCTAAAGATGCAAATTCGCCCACTGTCCAAGAATCAGAAGAAGAGTGGTTTACTGGAACCTTTATGGATAGGCAGGACGATGAAGACAGCGTTATAATGCTTACAATGCAGCGTTGGGGCATTAAAGATATGATAGGCAGAAGGCTTTTGAATGAAGGGATGGCATCATACAACACACACAAGCCACAAAAAGGAGTTCCTGAATGGAATGGGATGGATGAGGGTGAATGGCATGTCCTTTGTTTGCCAAGGTTAATGGATGAAGAGGCTATGGA